AATCATCTTCTCTTAAATTTTCTGATAAAAATAAACAGTCTTGTTCTGTTGCTACTCTTAAATAAGGTTTAATTACTTTTTGATTGGGATACATAATATCCTTCCCATTCTGCGTTTACAAAATTAGAAGGTAAATGACTTTCATTTTTTAATCTAACAACAAGATTTTCATTCCTACTTTGGATTGCAAAATTATAAAAACCATCTTCTAAATTCACACCTCCTGCTGATGAACTACCAATCGTTACAGCGTTAAATGTATATACGCTGGTATCTCTAGCTAATGGCGTTACTTCCACAGTGAAATGAGCAGTATTGTCATAAGATACTGTCCAATTTCTTATCTGAAGTCTGCCTTCTCTAATTCTTGTTCTATTACCTGTGCCACTAGCTGCTTGTCCTACAGCTAAATATTGTTGTGAAAACTCATAAACAAATGAGTAATCAACTCCAATAAAAAATTTAACACCAGTTAAATTACCTTTAACTATAACTGTTGTGCTTGTTTTTGAAACTATTTCAAAGATAGCTCCAGGAATGTTACTACCTCCTGGTGCTCCAACAACTTTTATTGGAAAGAAAAAGTCTCCTGCTGTAATTGAATAAGGTAATATAATTGTAGTTTGTTTTGTTACACTATTGTATAAAATTGTAACTTGAGTGTCATCAAGCTTTCTATCTAAATATGTTAAATAATTTGAACCTTCATCAACTGCTGCTGCTGAACAATCCATTTTTTCTAAAAATACTCCGTCACTTCTATTAGTGACTATGTATAAATCTGCTCCAATAAAATCTATATTTAATAAAGTTGTACTACCACTATCGCCAAATGGAAGTGAACCTATTTGCCATTTATGCCATGCACTTTGTAATCTTCTTCCATCCGATATAAACCATTGGTAAACATATAGGTTATTAGCTTCAGAAGGTGTCGAGCTTAAAGCAACTAAAATATTTTCATTAGATGCTGTTGCAAATTTAAATAAATTACTTGGAATATATTTAGGTATGTTTGAAGTTATATCTTCACCTTTATTAGTTTCACCATCATCCTCAACATACATTTCTCTTAATCCTGAAAATTTTCCTTTTTCAAATCCAAAAAATACATTTGAACCTGAACCAACTGGTTTGACAGTTTTTGAATTTTCATATTCAGTAGTTACAGTTACATTAACATTGTTAGGTGTTAGTGCTGCACCACCTGCTAGAATAAATTGTGTTTGGTCTGAAAATAATAATAACTGTTCATCAAATGCAATTGCATGATTAAGTAATGATACTTTTGTATGACTTACATTAATATCAATAATATCTGTATCTAAACTATCTGTAACTGTTTCATTAAACCATTCAAAGAATTTTCCATTCCTTGTCATAATAACATTTTCATCTGCTATAAACCCAAGTCTATTTCTGTGGAAAAACATATCTCTTATTTTGGTTCCAACAAATGTAGGACTTTTTGAAGTATCCTCATCACCAACTATTCTGCCTCCCCATGCAGGAACATCATAAGTAGTTCCTGAAATTGTATAAGAAGAACCATCTGCTTCAGTTAGTCTAAAATTTCCATCAGCAGTTCGTATTAATAAAATTGGCATAGTCGAATTGTTAAGAGACGTTTTAATTCCAGGTTTAATTGTTTCTTCCCAAATTCTTGTGCTACTTTTATATTTTACATAATAACTATAAAAATTATTTGCAGGATTTCCTTTAACCTCTACAACCATATTGTCGATTGCTTCTGCTGGTAAATCAGCAAAGTTTTGTACTTCATCTTTAATAACTGAAGTTGCTTGATTTCCATATCCATCTGATGCTGATATAGATAAAGTCCCTGAAGATTGAAATACTCTGAAACTACTGTCACCAATATTGGAAATAGATATACCAGATATACTACCAATAGCTGCTACTAAGCCATCTCTAATTGTTTTAGAGTTATTATCTTGTGAATTGAATGTAAATGTAGAACCATTAATAGTTACTGAATATGGAATAGGTGTTGTTGTATTTCCTATTCCTGTTGTAATTGTATAAACAGCCTGTTGAATTTTAGCTGCACTTGTTGTGCTAGCCATTGATACAGTTTTAGATTTATTAACTATGTATGTATAATCATTAACTGTTAATGCTTTAATATCTTGTCGAGCATCATTTGTAGTTAAATAACTTAATACACTACCACTTGTTACAATTGTTTTAGAAACTCCATCAATAGTATGCACAGTAATACCGCCATTAGTAATAACCAAAACGTATCGTTCACTTACATCCCTATTAATTGTATGAATATATGCATTTGAAATATTTGAATTTGAAAGTTTAGCTATTGCACTGCATGGAGGCCTTTTTTTTAAACCTTCAACTACATTAGATATTCCATTAAGTTGTTCAGTTGCTTGGTTGTCCAATCGCAAAATTTCAGGTTGTTGCGATACGCCACCAATTAAATTTGGAATACTTCTATTAATTAAACTCATTTAAAAATTTATTTTAAAAACATATTTCTACTAACAGTTTTAAACTGGTCTAAACTATTAAATATATTGTGGTCTGCTGTAGAAGCCTCTGCTTGTTTTAAGAATGATAAAGCTCTTAATTCATCTTGCTGTGAAAATCTGTGTAAAGCATTTGCTCCTAGTGTTCTATCGTGAAAAATTCTTGATGCTCTGATTGTAATAAATCTTCTTGCTTGTTCAATTGCATCTTCAAAAGGTATTAAGAAAATAACTCTTACGTTGTCAAAGTTTTTATCCCAAACAAAACTTTCATCAACTAAGTTATATAAAAATGAACCTCTTAATACTGGGTCGTAACTACTTCTATTTTCTCTTAAATGATTAAATTCTATATGCATTACATCATTACCAATAGGAATTTTATTATTAGTATCTCTTGTTAATGTAACTTTGTAACTTGAATTAAATTTCCAACCTTGTGATTGTACTTCTCTATTAACTTCATCAAGAATATTAATAGCCATAGTAGCATCTGTAGGTAGTGTCCCAGTTAGTGAATTGACTGGAGCCTCTCCAATCGTACTAAGCATTGTGTTAATGCTTTCTAATTTTGTTGTTCTTGTATTTGATGCCATAATAATTTTGTGATTGAGCAGCCAGGCGCATTGCTGCGCCTAGCCTACTTAGATTATGCTGTTTTAATTAACGAAGCACTTTCTGGTCTAAGGATGCCATGACCTAAAGCCATTTTTCCGACCATTAGTGAACCTTGTCTACGAATGTCATATTCACTCTCCATAGCCAAGTCCATTAATTTAACAGTACCGATTGCACTCTTGTGGAAAACAACTGCTGCTACATTTTGTGCATCAACATTGTATGTGTTGTTAGTTCCAGTGATAGCTGATGATTGGTCAGTAAATGCTGTAACTGCTGTGTTAGCTTTAACTATGCTAATACCAGCTACTTTAATTACTGTTCCATCATGGAAAGTACCATTGTTGTTCGCACCAAAGTCTCTATTTAAAATCTTGTCATTTTGAACAAGAAGATAATAAGTTGCTGGTGGAACCACGCAGTATCTTTCTTCTGAAGGCACATCATGCTCATCAAGAGCTTGGGCACATTCAAATATAGAAGCGATTAACGAAGCCGCATTTGTCTTCGCATCCGCATCTGTAATTTGAGTACCACCGTTTCCGCCTGTGATTGTTGTAGAAGCTTGAGCTGCTAGTACAGACAATTGAAGTAGATGTTGGTCTACTTTGTTTGCTAGTGCTCTACCCATTTCTGATGTGTAAACACTTCTTACATCATAGTGGTTTTTTGCTTCATCTATGTTTGCTAAAAATGCATTCGAAATTAATAAATCATCAATGTTTATTATTTTCTCTGCATGATTAACTGACGTACCAGTTATCTCATTTCCTGGTGTATGGTATGATGTTGAATTAGTTCCAACAACTGGAAATTGAGCTGACTTACCTGAAGATATAGTTCTGACCGAAGTCATCCCTAACATTTTGTTTTCTCTTTGGAAAGTAGCTAAAACTTCCGAACTCCATACTTTAAGGAAAAGAGCATTCTTATCGGTTCCGCCATTAATTGCACCAATTCTTGATGCTGTTGCGTTTGCCATAATTATTCTCCTTTTAAATTATGATTGGTTTGTTTTAGTTTCCTCCACATACTTCAAAAAGGTTATCTCTTTTAATTTACTCGCAAGTAAATCTATGAGGCAATTCATATCTTTGTGTAGGCTCACTCCTCTTAAAGAAGAGTGTGTGAGTTATTTTTTTCCTCTAATCTTACTAACTGTAGATAGTCCGAAACTTCCTGAGTAGACAATTAAAACTGCCCACCAAAATTCTTGTGGTGCTGACTTTAGGATTTCAAATCCTTTCTCCATCCATGGCTGTGTGTATGGAATAAATAAAGCAATAAATATTAATGTAATTTTTATAGTTAATACTTCATCTTTAATACTGTTATTAGAACTTTTGATTTGTTCTATAGAAACATTTTGTTCTGCTTCAATTTCTTTTGCCCTAATGATTTTCTTTTTTTCCATTGAATGATTGATAGCGCTAATGCTCCTATCTACGACTAATTTAGTCAGTGGATTTTTCATTAAAGGCAATAGAAAATTCAACATGATTATTTTTTCTTTTTAGGAAAACCTTTTTTCATGTTTGAATATGCTTTTGCACTTACTGTACTTTTAGACTTTGGTCTTGAAGTACCAGCTTTTTTTCTGGCATTTATATTTTTATATAATGACATGTTTCTCCTTCCCACCTAAATAGGTGTTACATTATGTTTGATTTTGAGACTTTTGCTTCCACAGATTTTCTGAAAGCTGGGTCTTCTTTATATTTAGGATTATTAATATCAGCGAGCATTTGAGCTACGCTTTCATAACCCACGTTACTTTCTGATTTTTGACCAGAAAATAAATTTGGTTCTCTTGTGTTAGATTGAAATTTAGCATTAACACCAGCTATTGCTAACTGGGCTTGGTCTAAACTTGCTCCATCTACAGCATTATTAAAAGCTTCTATTTCACCTTTAGATAAATTCTGTGCAGCCCATTGAACCATATTATTATATTGTTCTTGGCCACCTACTGTTGCAACCATAGCTTCATTATGTTTTGCACTTAAAGCTTCTTGTCCAGAAATATAAGCATCCACTACATCTTTAGGAATACCCATTTCATTTAGCTTATTATAACTTTCATCAGTTAATGAACCTTTGTCCGTATATTCATTATAAAAAGGTTCTAACGTAGGATTAGATTTTGCTTCTTCAGTATTATCTATTTTTAAATCTTTAGTTTCTACTGGTGTGTCCGCAGGTTTAGAAAACTTTTTTTCTAATTCTCCATAAGCTTTTGCTAATTCTTCTGCATTAGTAAATTTTTCTGGAAGCCATTCTGGTCTATCATTAGAAGTCTCCTCTACTTGAGCTTCTTGTGTAACCTCTGTGCTTGCGTCTTGTTGTTGTGACTGTTCCTCTAGTGATACATTTTCTTCACCTTGAGTTATTTTAACTTGTTCAACCATTTATTTCTCCTATTGGTTTTGGTTTAAAGCTTGGCCGATTGCTTCAGGTGGAATATTTCCAGCTATTTGTGAACCAGCGTTTAATACTGCTTGGTTCTGTTGGTCGGCTTGTGCAGCTTCTTGTTGTGCTTGCGCCTCTGCTTGAATTTCTTCTGGTGTTCTAATTAATCCATCTGTTTCAATACCGTCTGCTGTAGCAAGTCTTGATATTGCTTCAGTTACATTAACGTATTGTTGAATTGCTTCCGCACCTAATACACCATTTAAAGTTTGTAAAAATTGAATTAATTTATTTCTATCATTACTTCTTCCTAATGCTTCAATACCTGTAATTACTTTTGGAAACACAACCCCTTTAGGTAATGGAGGTAATTTTTTACTTTTTTGTAAAATATTAATTTTTCTTTTAACAAATGGTAATTGAAATTCTTGAGATAAAATTCCATAGATACCACCAAGACTATCTTGTAATTCTTGTGCTACCATTCTTACTTCTTCTGCTGTAGTTCTTTCACTATCTCTTACAACTGAAGCATTTAATAAAAATGAATATGATAATCTTTGTTCTATTTTTGCTATTGTTTCTTGAGCAACTCTAAAATCTGGAAACTTACCAACTTGTAATACTGATACATCTGCTGCTGAACCTTCAATGATTGCACCATTTTCACTTTCAGCTAAAGCTTTGGCTCTAGTGGTTCCATTAGGTGAAACCATAAACAATGTTTTTGCTGATGCACTAGCACCTTCTACAATTGCTTTAGTTAATCCTTCTAGGCTAATTAAGTCACCGAGCATTTCTTCTACGAAACTTCTTCCATAGCTTTCGCCATCAACTCTAATCATTCTTAACGGAATGTATGGTGTTTTATCTAGGTCATAACTTCCAACACTATCTGGAATAATGACACCTTTTACTTCCTGGTGTACTTCAAATTTCTTATTAACTCTTTTAATACATGTATATAAATCACATGTTTTGTTGTCGTTTTCTTCAGGGTTTATTTGTGAATAAATTTCTTTTTGAATTTCTTCTGGTAACACTTTGTATGCTACAGTTTCTTTAGTTACT